AGAGGATGTGCAAAAACGCACACGCGGCTCGCAATATGAAAGGGAATATAGATTACAATTATTACATAGGATGTTAATGCGTAGAATACCATTAGATCAAATAGCAAAAGAATTAGAAGTATCAGTAACTACAGTAATGAACGATAGAAAGGAGATCTACCATAGACTTAGGGAAGAGGCGAAAAGATTAGATATAAATCATATAGTAGGCGATACTTTAGGATTTTATACAGAAATTCAAGGTATGGCATTAAGGGCCGCATCTAATAGTCAATCTCCTTTATCTAGTCGTCTAGCAGCATTAAGAACAGCATTATCGGCTAAAAACGATATGCACCGCTTTTTACAAACTGCTGGTGTATACGATGTTCTACAGTTTCGTGCCGCAGAAGGTACATCTAAAGATGATATATCTACATTAATGAAAATTACTAAAGGAATACTTGAAGATTCCGATAAGGAGCTTGATAAAGCAAAACTTGGCTTGCCAGAATTTGAAAATTTCAGTTTTAATGAAGAAGACGATGTTAAGGTTTTATAATGCCTATTCAAGCTTCTAATAGTAAGAAAAATATAAAAGCAAAAAGAATTTTAGATGCGGTTAAGGAGGTTTCTGCATCTTTTAAAAACGTTATGTTTGGTAATATGTATGTATATGCTATAGAACAGAAATTAGAAAAAGGTAATGATAATTACCTGCGATTTATGCAGGAATTTTGGCAACCACCAGTAGATATAGAAACTTTTTTAGATTCAGATGATTTTTTAGGTTCAACTGATTTAGTATTGTGGCCTGAGGTACGTAAAGCAATAATAAGTATTAACAAAGATTGGTGGAAAGGTCCAGAGTATGCTGTAGAAGAGGCATTATTAATGGGGGCAACTTCTTCTGGCAAAAGTGAAATAGCTAAAATATCTTTTGCTTATCATCTTCATATATTAGGATGTTTAAAAAATCCTCAGAGTATTTATGGATTACCTAAAGCAACTTCTATAGTATTTATTATTCAAGCAGCAAAACCTAATGTTATTAAAAAAATTCTTTATTTACCTCTCAGATCTTATATAGAAAGTATGCCGTGGTTTCAGCGGTATTTGCGCCCAAATAAATTAATAGAATCAGAAATATATTTTGATAAATTAAATGTTAGGGTAGTACCAGGGGGAACAGATTCAGATTCTGTACTTGGTGAAGCAATAATTGGTGGAATAATTGATGAAATTAATTTTATGAATATTGTGCAGCAATCTAAAAAGGCTGCAGAAGGTGTAGGTAGATCTAATGTTTATGACCAAGCGCAGAGTGTTTATGATACGATTTCTAGACGAAGAAAAGGTAGATTTTTATATAATGGCCCGCAGGTAGGTGCTATTTTTGTTTCATCGTCTACTAGATATAAAGGGGATTTTACTGATAGGCGTAAACAGCAAGTTTTAGATTTAGGTGAAAAGAATGTTTTTATTTATGACAAGGCTCAATATGAAGCTAAACCGGCAGATAGGTATTGCGGCGAAACGTTTAGAGTAGTAATAGAAAATGAAGCTGCATCGGATATAAGAATAATCGAAGATAATTCAATTGAATTACATGAACTATCTTCTGTATTTGAAGTACCAATAGAATATTTATCTGATTTTCAAAAAGATCCTTCTGGTTCATTGCGAGATATAGTTGGTAAGTCTGCTAGTTCTATTAATCCATTTTTTAAGCGTAAATTTAAAATTATGGAAGCAGTACAACGTGGGGAAGAGAATGGTTTAGAATCGTTTGTGCATAATGATAATGTTATTTTAGGTGTAGAAGGATTACCAACAATTAAGCGAGGGCATTATTGTAAAAATCCAGGTAAGCCGAGGTATGTACACATAGATTTATCTGTAACTGGTGATCGTTGCGGTATAGCGATGGTTTGTTTTGAGGGTTTAGTAGAAAAACTTCGCGGTGGCGGATCTATAGAGTATTTGCCAAAAGCTTCGATAGAATTAGCAATTACAATAACACCAGATCATGGTAATGAAATAGATTTGGCAGAGATTAGAACTTGGGTTAAGCATCTTAGAACTCTTTATGGATATCCTGTAAAAGTAGTAACATATGATGGTTGGAATTCGCTAGAAAGTCGTCAACAATGGCGAAAGCAAGGGATGATAACTGGCCAAGTTTCTGTAGATAGATCGTCAATACCCTATAAAACTCTGCGGGATGCTTATAATGATGATAGGATTTATATGTATAATCAATCAGTATTAGTAGAGGAATTATTTGATTTAGAATATGATGAAAAGAAAGATAAAATAGATCATCCGCATAAGGGTAGTAAAGATTGTGCGGACGCTGTATGTGCAGCTTACTATACACTAATAAAGCGATCTGCTACTTGGGTTATGTCTAGTGAAGATCGTAATGTTGTAGATAATAGAATAGACTTTGAAGATAGATTTGATGACGAAAGACCCGTATAATTGACTTAATTATTAGTATGATATATATTATTAGTAATTAATTTGGTATAAACTACTAATATATAGATGCGCCATGCTGATATCTTATTTAGAGCTGCTAGATCTTATTGATAAAGGTGTTATTCGTAATGTTGATAGGAATAACGTTAATGGGTCCAGTATTGATATACGTCTAGGCAAAACAATTTTAGTAGAAGAAGTACCAGATATAGTTTGCCCTAAATGCGGGCAAACACATAAAAATACCACAGATGGTTATCTAGCTTATATATCATTAGAAAATAGAAATAGGTATTTTGTTTGTAGGAATATTGGTTGTTCACATTCTGGAAGATTTAGTAATTTCATTAAACCAGTAGATTTTAGTAAAAAAGAACCTCTTAATATGAAAGAGGTAAACTGCGAAAACAAACCTTTTATTCTTTGGCCCGGACAAGCAATACTTGCTCATTCTGTTGAAATTTTTTATTTACCAGATAATATAACTGCTGAATATAGATTAAAAAGTAGTATGGCTAGAGTTTTTCTAGAACATCTACATGCAGGTTGGTGTGATCCTATGTGGCAAGGATCTGTACTAACATTAGAATTCAAAAATGAATCCCTCTACCATCCTTTGCAATTGACTGCAAATATGAAATGCGGTCAGGTTTGTTTTTATAAGCATGAGCCAGTACCTGTAGATAAATCGTATGCAGTACGTGGGCAATATAATAATGATATAAAAGCTACTCCTTCAAAAGGTATAAAATGAGTAATTATGCGCATATTAGATGTATTATGGTGGGTGGGTATAATGATGGCAAATTAATAACAATACCAGATGTGGTTTATAGGTATATTTTTACTAATACATTAGATGACGGTACTAGTTTCGAAGAGGCATATAAAAGAACCGGGAAAGATACTTTTATCGTCGAAGATGAAGAGAGTAACAATGTCATTATCAGCTGATGATAATAATGCACCTACCGAATCAGGTAATTATTCAAAAGGTTTTATGGATGGTATTAAAAAAGGATGGGATGAAGCTTTAAATGCGGTTAGTAATAAAATTAATAGGGAAATACCAAAACAGCTACATTCTGTAGATAGAATAATTGATGAAACTCGTAAGGATATGAAAGGATTCTATTTATGAAGACTGTATTTTATATTTATCTGATAGGTTTAATACTTACTTATGTTTTGCTTTATACAGTAAAGGATATACTTATTAAAATAGCTGGGGATAAATTTGATTTTAATACGCTAGATAGTTTCGGTAAGCGAGAAGTATTAATAGTATCGTATTTGGCTTTTTTATGGCCGTTAACTGCCGTTGGGTTTTTTGGTGTGGCAGTTTACAGTAGAGTTTTTATGCCGGTGATAGACTATATATATAAAAACTTTAAATAATAAGAATTCCCCGTAAGGGGATGTAGTTGGGTAGGTCTAGGTATGAGTTTTATACTGAATATTGTGCCTTGCACACAATTGACCTGCCCTCCTAAAATTACTAGTATTGCAAGGCTACTAGTATTTTATGAGGGTATATCTATGCCTGGTGTGTTAGATGACAGCATCATCTCTGCTGTTGCAAACGCTAATTTTAAGTCTGTCTCCGAGTTAGGTGTTCTTAATGCTCTTGGTCATGCTAAGCGTTTGGATCTTATTGCTGAGTCTAGTTTAGGCCAGATTCTTGATCGAATGAATAGTTTAGATCCAACGGAGGCTGCAGCTATTAGCGGGGTAGTCACTTCTGACTTAAGTGAGAAAATTGGTGAACTCAGCGGCGCTGTGGCATCCGCCCAGCAGATGATGAAGGGTGCTCAAACTACGCTACCCCAAACGGGGCAGGGTGGGTAAAATAATCGTGTAATAGGAGGGTGGTCAGTAATGGCCACCCTATAGGTGCAGGTAATGGCAGAACCTATTAAATTGGAGCAAATTACTGCTACATATCAGAGTATGTTAGCAGATGCTACTAGGCAGTTTGAGGAAACTGTTCAGAAAGCTAATGCAGAAATGCAGCGGTTAGTTCAACAAGCAAATACTTTACCTAACTCTACAGAAGAAGGGTTATCGCAAGCAGAGCCAAAAGAGGAACCTAAAGTTGCTTGGGTGGATGGTAATTTAGTTTTGAATAGAGCTACTATAGATACCTTTCAAAGTTTATTTTCTATGATACAAGAAGTATTAAATGAGATATTAGAACGCTCTTCTGTTGCGCAAAGACGAGTAAGGCGCAAATAATAGTATTATCTTATTTGCAATTGATTTCATTTTGCCCCGGTTTTATACCGGGGTAATTGTTTCTGGGATATATAAAATGTCTTATATTACGTTACAAGATTACGTTAATGAAATGCACTGTAGTATAGTAGAGTTTTATAAATTTTGGATATCTAAACATAGAACTGATCCGGATACTTATCCTTTATATTTAGATAAAAAAGATAGAGATCTATGGGGCGATCAATTTGCTATGTTCATGGCCAATAAAAACAAAGAATTTGATATCTAAGATAGAATATGGTATAGTACATCAATCCATAATTTTGTCTTTCTTAATGTTTGGCAATATCCGCAGCGCATACCATAGCGCTATAGATCTTTAATGGTGAACTAGAGGTGAATTAGATGAAAAAACTTGCACGAGAGATTAAAAAATTACGTAAAGAAATACGTAGAGCAGTAGATTTTAATATTAAACAAATAGAAAAAATAGATCTTGAAAAAACTACTGAAGCAAGAAAATGTAATGAAATTCTTGATGAAACACTTTCTATAGCGTCATTTCCTAAAACATATAAGAATGAGATAAAAGATGTACTAAAAGAATTAAATACTAGCTTAGGCCGTAATACTGCTTATAATACT